TGGAGATAATGAATCTGAGCCGAGGGCTGAGTAATTTATATACTGGGCTTGAAACTGATTTAATCGCCAATATTGCAGATTATTTAAAAAGCGGAGATGTCGGCAGTTCTACAGCGCAGTGGAAAATACAAATGCTTGCGCGGCTTGGAGCGCTTGACAAGGCTAATATAAAAACCATTGCCGAATACGCCGGTATTGCTCCTGATATGCTTACAGAGGTACTTGAAACAGCTGCACTAACCGCTATAGGAGAATTAGAACCGGGTTTTCAACAGCTTGTTAAGGACGGTATTATCAACGATTCAGCAGTTCCGATTGAAAAAACTATGTCAAAAGCTCTGACTTCGTATAATAAACAGGCTCGGCAATCTTTAAATATGGTAAATACGGTTATGCGGTTTAAAGCTAAATCAGCAGCGCAGAAAATTATAAACGATACCGCCGAATTGGCTGAAAAGCAATCATTCGTCGATATGCTCAACAAAGCTGCGGGAAAAGCGGTTACAGGTGCAGAAAGCCGTCAGGCGGCTATGCGGCAGTGTATCAAAGATATGTCCGAAAAAGGCATTCCAGCTTTTGTCGATAAGCTTGGAAGAGAATGGTCTCCTGAAGCTTATATAAACATGGATATCCGCACTACCGTTTCCAACACAGCGAATCAGGCGCAGTTTGACCGCATGGAAGCATACGGACTGAATCTTGTAGAAGTATCAAGCCATTCAGGGGCGCGCCCAAAATGCGCAAAGGATCAAGGAAAAATATTCAACCTATCAGGAGACGGCGGGTATACCACAGATTTACA